TGGCTTCCATCAAATAGCTTTTCGCCATCATAAATATATTTTTTTGCTTTTTCTTTAAATTCTTCATAATCATTTATATTTCTAAATTTAAAAGTAGCAGTTATTTCAGCTTCAGGTTCGTTGATATTATTATATTCAGGCATATCAATCCAATGATCGTAAGCCGTGTTGCTTTCTATTGGTTGTAATACATCTTCATCAAAAAGGTCTTTATTTTCTATTGTATTATTTAGCATTAATAGCTTCCTTTGCAAACTCTAAAGATATTGACGGATAGTTTTTTGGATTAGCAATAATTTTGTGCGCCCATGCCCTCATACTTTTAAGCTTTTTATCTTCTTGTGGCATTTTTTCATTGATAATTCCCAATAACTTATCTGCATGCTTTTTATTTTCTAATTGAGAAAGTTTTGGTGGTTCTATTTTTGCATATTCAATTGGCTTTTCTTTAATCAATGTCAATATGTCTGATGGAGTTGGCATAAATCGTGATTGATTTATCCATTTATCAAAAGCTTTAGTAACTTGGTTAAATTCAAATCTTTCAAGTTTATAAAACCAAACTCTTAAAGTATCTTGATCTAAAGTTTGTTTTTGATAAAGAGTTGTTAGCGTATCCATCATTGATTTAAAACTTATCTTATCTTCTTGTGTCATTTAAAGTCCTTTTATTTAGCCATCATATATAAACCAATATTTCCTAACGCATACCCAAAATAACAAATACCCATTCCATGATTACCGATACAAAACTGTTCTGCGCTTATATATGTGTATATAGCCCCTGTAATAATAATTAATATATGGCTCAAAATAATGGTTCATCTTTTATTAAATCAAATACATTTTCTTTTGGTAAATTTGGCAATCTTTCAATTCTATGATTACCTCTATGTAATATATAACATTCCGCTTCATGCTTTGTTCTAAATCTTCGGATTGGTTCGCCTAAATCATCAAAAACTAAATATCTAAATAAAATGTCCATTTTGTAACTCATCGGATAAATGTTAATTCTAACATTAATGAGAATCCAATTAATAGACCAAAAATTCCACCTATCATTAATATTTTAATTGCAATATCAATAAATTTAACCATTGAATTCTTCCCATAAGAAATATAATACGAGCGAAACAACCAAGAATATAACCACCCACAAAATAAAACCAACAACTTTAAAGACCAATAACAAATTTTGAAGAATCATATTTTTTTTCTACTCCATCAATTCTTTTAGAATTTATAACTCCCAACTCTGATATAACTAAATTATGCTTCTTACCGCGAATATCTCTCATCCACTCCAAACTGTCGGGCGGAAAAAATGAAATCATTTTCCATACAAGATTTTCTTGCGAATCGTATTCTTCTATTAACCATGCCTTTATAGTTTCCATATCTTATCCTTTTAATTTCTCTAAAATTACTTTAGCATTTCTAACACAAGGAATTTCATCATATCTTGGATCGTTTTGAGTTAAACCTTCTACCATCCAATCTAAAGCTTCTACAAGCTCATTAACATCTCTAGCTAATGCTTTTCTATATTCAAAATCAGTTTGAGTTTGTCTGTGGACTTTTAAAAGCCATTCTTTGGTGTTAGGTTCTTTATTTTTCATTCTGATTAATTATTCTTACATTTTTTAATTGTCGGGTATTTCCATCAAATACAAATTCAATATTGCATCGACTTGATCGTCTTTTGTTTGTAGCCGCACAAAGACCAACTTTGTCATAAGCTCTTAAAAATACCGAATATGGAGCAACTACATCTTCAATTGGTGCTGGTTTAGTTTTAGCTATCTCTTGAACATCAACTGATCCTTGTAACTGTTTCACCCAAAGCTCAAGAGAAGCCATATTATTATTTGTTGTCATATACTGTCCTTTTCTTATCTAATAAAAAATGTGATTTGCTATAGCTATTTTAACTTCTTTTTGTTTTGCCCAAAAAGGTTTTGGCATTTGTTTTGTGTGAAAAAATTTTGCCCCACCTGTTGGATCAATAATCCTTTTTTCTAAAATCGCTTTTGCAAGCGGTTCTAAATAAGCTATCTGTGTTTGTGTTGGCATCCCGTAATCTAAAAATTGGTATTGCCTTGGTTGTTTCATTACTTCACAAATAGTTTTCGGATAATTTGGATCGGCTTTGCGATTAACCGCAGTAAAAGCCACTGCCACGCGACTAATATTACTCGGTTCACCTCTTGCTTCACCCCACATAATTGCTGATAAACATAGTATTTCATTGATCATCTTCTTTCCTAAAATGTTACTGATAAAGACGGCTCATCCAAAAAACGATGCTGATTCAAATAAGTGCTTGCATTAGGAATAAACTGTCCACCCTTCTCAAACCATTGCTTGCTATTTTTCTGCCAAGCTAAAGTTTGTAGAACATCTTGTAAATTAGGTCTTATCTTATTCCAAGATTTTCGTGCGGCTTCTTTACCAACCTTTTTTGGATACTCTTGCCAAAATGTATCAAAGTCAGTGGATATATCTATATGGTTATTAGTTATTGGTTCTTGGTTATTAGTTATTAGTTGGTTGAACGCCCGTTGAACTAGCGTTGAACGCCCGTTGGAATTAGCCCGTTTTTCGGCACTTGCGCGACCTGCTTTTGCTGCTAAATCTACTCTATCATGGTAAAACTTAATCTCGTCATCAGCGCGTCTTTGAATAAAACCAGCTTTAGTTTCCACAAAGAAATCTTTAAGCACATTTTTAATAGCATCCTTTTCATCTTGTGTCCTAGCAGTAAGTAATCGGAATATTTTGTCTATATCTAATGGAAGTGGTTCTTCATTAAGATAATATTGATCTAATAATTGATGGTAACAACCATGTTCCAGCAAGGTTAAATGACCTGTATCAGCTCTGTAGTCTGATATATTATGTTGGTAATAGTGCAATTAATTCCCTTTCTATTATCTTGTCTTTTTTATTATTAACTAATTTTTAAGGTTGTTGCAAGTATTTTTTAATCTTTTCTACCCCATCCTCAAATCCGAAAGCAACTTCCGCACCATAACCCATTGATTCTGCTAAATTTAAAAATGTTTCTTGATTTTGTTGTAATTTACAACTTTTATCTTTTTTCATTTCCAAAAATAAACCATGTTTGTTATTAGATGGAATCATTAAAAATAGGTCTGAAACGCCCGCAGTAACCCCTTCTTGCTTTAATTTAATAGCAGTTCCTATGTGTCTAGCTCCGCCATTAGGTATTGCAAACAAACATTTTTCCATCAATGGATATTGAAGTCTAAACCATTTAATAAGCAAAGTCTGTGCTAAATGTTCTTTATTTTGCATTTGTTACAATTTGTTACAATTAAAAACAATTTGTTACAATTTATTACAATTGATCACAATTTGCTAATAATTTATTAACACCTTATTGATAAAATATAAGTATAAGGCAATTTGTCTTATGTGTAGCAATCGATCTATAACAACTTAACGAAACTAAAAGGAAACTTTCACATGAGTAAAGAAAGTAGGGAATGGTATAACCTAACAAATGAAGTGCAAGCTTCGCTACCGCAATCGGAAGTGCCTTACAACCTAGCTATAAGTTACATAAAACGAGTTGTAAAGTATATTAATAAAAATACAAAGTATCGATTGTGGGCAGAACCAAAATTTTCAAAAGCTAAAGCAAACACCAAGTATTGTTATTTTTATACAGGAAGAAATGGCACTTGGATAATTCAAACTAAAGGTTATGGAAGATGGAAACATTATAGTGGTTGGCATAACATCATCCATGGTTTAGCCCATAAAATTATCAGAAACCATACGGCAGAACACTCTATTTTAGAGTATAAATTATCTCAATTTGTTAAAGATTGGGGTTATGCAGATAAACATATAAAAACAGAAACAGTTTAATTAAGGGTTAGGGGGTTTGAAGCGCCCCCTTTTTTATTAAGCAAAAGTCGTGCCAACTCGATTAAAAATAATTTAAAATATTTGCATATAAGGTATTGTTTTTTTAAATTAGATAGGTAGAATGGTTTTTGTAGTAGATATTAATTGAAACTTTTTAAGGAAACTAACATGAAAACATTAAATACTCTAGCAACAGAAATTCAAACTGCCCTAGCAACATTCGATGCTAAATGGAAAGAAGGTCAAGTAGCTTGGTTTGCAGAACGCAAACAAGCTTTAAAAGACTATCAAGATTCTGAAGAAGGTAAAGCAGATCGCAAAGCAAGCCTTTGGGGTTATTACAAAAAAATGTGGGAAATTTCAGGTGGCAAAACTTATTTTTCAATGTATGCAAATGACTTTGAAAAACATTGTGACCGCACTATCAAATCAAGAAACGAAAGAATTGCTCACAAAATAATTAAATCAGGTGATGAAAACACATCAGTTGATTCAGGCAATATCATTTACACAAACGATGGCTTTCATGGTTTGTTTGCTTTAAATACTTCAACAGGTAAAAAATCAATCGACATTAGAACAATAATGGCGGGTGGCTACAACATTCAATGTTTTCACCTACGCACTTTAATTAAAGTAAGATAAGGATTTGGGGGCTTAACCGCCCCCTTTTTTAAAATAAACTACAAGGAAACTAAAATGAGAATATTAAATCAAGAAGTGCAAAAAAGTTTAAATCAAATAAGCAAGAATTTGCCATCAGCTAACCATGTTAAAGTTTTTAATCAAGCATTAGAAAGTCATCTAAATTTAAGCGTTGATACACCTGTTGAAAAAATGCCTGATTACTTAACTGATGAATTACTTACTGAAATTGTTGTAGTATTAGAAAATTGGATTGATGATATTCAATACAATTATGCTGATCCGTTAGGTAATCATAAAAAAGGCAGATTTGAAGATGAAATCTTTGAAACTCGCAATGTTTTAAATGATCTTGGTTATATAATTTAAAGGAAACTAACATGAGCAAACTTTTAACCGCACTATTAATAGCACTCCCGATCATGGCAATCGGGGGTGAATTACCAAAGCTTCGTTATAATTGGGTTGAAAATAAATATAACTACGCACCCAAAGATTCCAAGCTTAAATACAATTGGACTGCCGACAAATACGAATTTGTTGCACCCAATTCAAAACTCAAGCATAATTCGCAAAGTGGTAATTACGAGTATGTTCAAACACAAATTGATCCCTATAAATCTGACATTGAATAAGAAAGGATAAGACAAGATGAAAAAAGACTTAATTCTAGGATGTATCTTTGCAACGGCATTTTGGGCATGGTTTGGAATCTGCCTTTATGTCTTAACTCCAATGGTTTTTGAATGGTTGGGTAAATAAATGTTGCCAAATCAAGAAGATAAGGATAAAATAGCCACAAATCAACAAGTTACGGGAGCTTCTATGAGTGACCAACAACAAGAGATGCAACACAAGATTCATATTCGCACTATGATGAATCCTGATCCTGATTTTTTAGACCTAGAACCTCATATCTCTTTACAAGAGCTTATTGAACATCATATTACTTTTAATGTTGAAGTCTTTTCTGATTTTTATGAAGACCTTGAGATTCAAAATAAAGTAAAAAATATTCTTTATGATCGAGAAGATGATAAGCTTGGTCGCATTAAAGATTTATACGATGCGGAAATTAAAAGCGTTGCAAAGTTTATAGCTGAAAATTATGAAACAAATACCTTTGCTAAATGGGCTTATGAAGATACAATGTCGCATGTAATTTAACGAAACTTTTTAGGATAAGACAAGATGAAAACATCAGATAGTATTAAACAGATAGCCGAAGCTTTAGTATCCGCGCAAAAAGAAATTAGATTTGCCACTAAAGATTCTACCAATCCTCATTTTAAATCCAAGTATGCAAATATCAATTCAGTTATTGAAGCGGTTAAAAAGCCACTCAATGATAATGGCATTGCTATTCTTCAATCATTAAGCCCTTCTGACGACAATAAACTTCATCTAACAACTCGTTTGCTTCATAGTTCGGGCGAATGGATTGAGGATACTGCCGTATGCCCTATTCAAAAACAAGACCCGCAAGGACTTGGCAGCGCTATTTCTTATATTCGCAGATACTCTATATCTAGTCTTTGCGCTCTTTATGCCGATGATGACGATGGTCAATCAGCCGCACTAAACGCAGCAGATTATCTTCAAAAAATTCAACATTCTCAATCTTTAGAAGAATTACAAGTTAATTATAATTTTGTAATGAGTGAAGTAAAGAATGATCGCACTCTTTCTAAAATGGTAATTGACGCTAAAGACAAAAGAAAGGCGGAGCTATGATTGATGATCCTGTAATTCGTAATGTTTATGGTTATCCCATTAAAACAACTGCTAAAGAACTTATGCAAGCTGAAGCTAGGCGAACTAAAGTTGAAGCTTTAAAAAGATTTTTAGGTGATAAATATTTGTTAGCACCTTTAACCAAGAAACTAGATACACCAATTAAATAGGAACTTAAATGGACAGAATAATAAGAGATGTTGTGCAAGGCAGTCCTGAATGGATGGCACTTCGGGTTGGCAAAATAGGCGGCTCTCGTGTTGCTGATCTTTTAACCGAAGGTCGAGGTGGCGCTGAATCCTTAACCCGTAGAAAATATAAAAATGAATTAATTAGGGAAAGGCTTACCAGCCGGAAATTAGATACTTATAAAACTCCTGCTATGCAACGAGGAATTGATTTAGAGCCAATGGCTAGGGCATGGTATGAGGTTCACTACAACACCTTTGTTGATCAAGTAGCTATTGTTTTACATCCTACTGTTATAGATGGTCAATGTAGTCCTGATGGAATTGTTGAAGCTACCAATTCTTTGATTGAAATCAAGATACCGAATCCCGAAAATCACCTGGACAATATTTTAACCGATGGTAAACAATTAGAACAATATTATGATCAAGTTATGTGGCAACTTGCTTGTATGCCTGAAAAAGAATTTTGCGACCTCGTGTCTTATGATCCCGAAATGCCGGATCATTTACAAGGGTATGTAAAGCGTATTTATCGAGATGATGAATATATTAAAAACATGGAAGATAAAGTGACTTTGTTCTTGCAAGAAATAGAAACTATTGTTAATAACTTAAAGGAAATACAAAATGGCAATAACCCATGATTTAATCGCTAAAACAGGCGAATATGTAAACAAAGATGGCGAAACAAAAGCTCGTTGGACTAAAGTTGGAGTTGCAATGTCTAATAAACAAGGTGGCACTTCACTTCTTATTGAATCAATTCCTGTTAATTTTGACGGATGGGTAACAATGAGAGAACCTCAACCCAAAGATGGTGTATCAGAAAATAAAGCCGACTTACCATTTTAATGATTTTACTGATGGCGTGAGCCACAATGTAGCCCATAATTAAATGGCAATATTTATTAATTAAGGGGTTTATTATGTGGACTACACCATCAGCTCAAGAAATGCGTTTTGGCTTTGAAGTAACGATGTATGTAATGAATAAATAGTATATATTTTATATATACTTTTATGGGTGAATAGCGTTCTTCAGAAAATCGGTATTTACCAATAATTAAGGGGCTTAAAATGCCCCTTTTTTTATTTAATATAAAATTCACCGCCTTGATTTCTACCTATAATGTCAGCTTTTTCTTGATCCCAATCAGTAGTTTCATCTGAATCATAATAAATAGTAGGTGTCCAAGATTTAGATTTTTTTGATCCTTTTTTTAATTCTTTTAATGCTTCTTCATCATAATTTAATTTA